GGTGTCGTCACTCATCTCGCCCCTCCTCGTCCTCATCATCCGACCCCTCAACCCAGTACGGATCGTCTGGTTGGTGATCTCCGGTCAGTACCTCGATAAAGTCCCGAGCTTCTCGGACTAGACGGGCTACCTCCCCGAGTGCTTCTTCAATCTCCCCCAGCTCGTTCTCGTTTACGTTGACTCGGAGGATGATGTCCTCAATCAAGTCCAAGTTGTTGAGAGCTTGGTAGGCGGAATAAACATCAACGGTGTCCAAGAACTCATCCTCGTTATAGGTGCTACGGCTGTTCGTCATCATCTTCGGTGATCTCCTTATCGTTATCGTGAGGCAGATAGCTCACTCGGATAAGAGTGTAACCGCACGATGCAAGAGTGTCAATCATTGAGTGACACCCCGGTCCTCCGTTATACATCCCCGCGATGAACTCTGTGAAGTCGTCGTCCTCTACGATACGACCGTGGACAGCTAGGTACATCTACCAATCCTCGTCTTCTTCAAACCCGAGAGATTCTCCCTTCACAATCTTCGTCAGCTCGATGTCGTAGCCGGGGTACTCTTCGTTAAAGAGGTGCAAGATGTCTTGCTCATCATGAGCTACGACCTCTGCGTTGCCGTGCTCCCATGTGATGCGTCCATCTTCATTCTTGGTCAGGTCGTAGGTTACGCTAAACTCAAACAGTTCTCTCTTTTCGTTAGACACTCACCACCCCCGCTACGACTTCCTTATCCGAGATAGTTTCCGAGGACCAAGCCCCGCACGAGGTGCAGAACAGCCGCTTGTACCGACGAGTCTTGGTGGTCCGCCAACCGCGCTCCTGTACATGGTGGCTCCCACAAGACGGACAAGCGAGAGAGGAATCACCGCTCAACAACGGGATAGAGGGATGAGATTTCACCCAAGGCAGAAGCCTCTTGTAGAGCTTCTCAAGCAGGATAACGTCGCCCCGGTTGTACTTCTCCATGATGCGCTGTGCCTTGGGACAACCCGCTTCTACATCGGTCCACAACTCTTGACCCTTATGGTGAACCTTCGACCCGAGTCCAAGCTGCTGACAAACGAAGTCGAGCTTGTTGCTTGCCCAACGGAATTGGCGCTTTACTGTCTGGTACAAGTCGATGTGGTGGAACGGAGCTGGAGGGTTAAGCCCGTGCTGGACAAACTCCTTGTAGAGGGTGGGGATGTCAAAGCGCTTACCATTGTAGGTGACTACGATGTCGGCTTCACTCAGAACTGTGTGCAGCTTTTTCAAGAACTCAACATAGGACAACCCGCAGTCTTCTTCTGAGTCCCACTCCGATGCAAAGTCCACCTTCTTTTCCCCACTCCACTTCCAAGCAGCACACGTAGTGCGCCCGGGCTTGATGATCTGCTTGATGCCCACGTTCTGACCCCACAACCCCCAGACAGCAGCGTGATGGGGAAGCGTCTCGATGTCGAGAAACAGGATTTTAGCTGTCACTCTTAACCTCCGGGTTGAAGATGGCGGGGTACTTGCGCTTTGCTTCTTCCGCCTCTAGGAAAGAAAGCAACCGATTGCACTCAACCCTGTTGCCTGATAGGCGATGGCGCCAAGTCCCATCTACCCTGACCACATCGAACGGACAGGGACTGTACCCGTACCCCCACCAATAGTGGTACACACCTTCAACAGCATCCACGTCCTGTGCAGGAGATGTCCAAGAGGCCCGTGGAGGAGGGAGTCGCAGCGGGGCGAGATGCTCCTCCACGATTTCCCGCTGTCGCCACTGCTTCAGACGACGATCTCGCTTGAGTACCCAAGCCCTCCCGCGAGTCACCATGTGGTACAAACGATCAAGCATCATCATTATAGTCACTCCTAGTCACTTTTCCTAGGGGCCAACAAACCCACTCCTCCCCTTCGGTGAGATACGACTTGTCCACCCACACCTTCTTGGGTGGGAGGTTAGCGATCAGGGTGCTCACCGGAACCCCTGGAAGAGCTTGACGAGAAGGAACCCGGCGACACCAAGGGCGGTGGCAACGGGCCACAGAAGGGCAAGAAAGAACAAACCCCACAGAGGAGGGGTTCCTCGCGGATTGAACTTCGACCACTCAACGATCAAGAAGCCACCCAACACATACAACACCAAAGCCAAGATACCCATATGTTTCACTTCCCCTCGTGGCGAATAAGCTGGATGAGAGAGCCGATGAGAACAACCCCCCAGAAGATGGGGAAGAAAAGGGAGCACACCACAGCCCAAGTAGAACCCCACTCAAAGGGGTTCTTACCAGACTGATCCTCGGAGAGGAGAAGGAGGGTTCCCATGAACCCAAAGAAGTAGAACAGAGCAAGTGTGTACCACATGCTAGTTGGTTTCCTCGATTGGAAGTAGAACACCCATCGCCTCGGGCCAAAGCTCGCGGAGTTGGGACTCGATCTTACGGGCTACGATTTGGACCTCTCGTTGGGCGTGGCTATCCAGCCGGAGCTTGAGGAAGTGGACCCAATTGCGGAGAGAACCTCCCATGTAAAAGCGGGTGATAAGGGATTGGGGGAGGACGGCTCGGGCTTGTTCGCGGGAGACACCGCCAGACACCAGCTTGTCGTAAGCGACCCAAGCATCCCAGATAGGCTCTTCGTAGAGCCGCACGACATCCTCATCGTAAACGGTGTCTTCCCCGCGACCCTCCCCGATGCTGTACGTGTGGTACGTCACCGGAACAGTCTTGATAACCTCATCCGTACTCGCTTGCTTGTTAGACTTTGATTGCTTCCGAAAGTTGTCAGGCTTCCAGAAACTGATGTCCTCGCTCGTATACCTCCGACTGATTTCGTTGAAAGCGAAGGTTCTATGGCGATGTATCTGTGAGCGAACAAACAACGGACACTCAACAAGGAACGTAGCGTGGTTGTACTCAAACGGAGTGAGGTGCTGGTGGTCAGCCAAATACTTCATCAGCTTGAGGTCAGCCTCGGGATCGTCTCCGGTCTTGTCCTCCCGTCCGAAGGACGCTCGTGCTGCACTCACGGGGAGGAAGTTAGCTCCCGGCTGTCGAAGCTCATCTCCCCATTCGGGGGAGTCTTTCATCACCGTATGCGCCACCAACTCCACTCGGCACTCTTCGCTTGTTTTGAACTCAATATCCACCACGGTACTCCCATCCTTTCTCAAGTGCATACAAAGTCTCGGCCACATCCGTCAGATAGTACCCCGTCCCATCCCAAGTGACTGACCCCATCACGTTGGAGAACGTCTCGGGCCAATCCTTCGGGAGGGTCTTGACCCACTTATCTAGGTCTTCGGGAAGGATGCGGTAACTCGGGCACTCTCCGGTTTCATCTTTGTACGTGACGATCTTGACCGGTGCCTTGTGTTCAACAAGAATCGGATACCACTTTTTCCAGTCAGCCATCTCACTCTTCTCCGGTCAGCCAACTCTCGGGAATGTTTCCGAGGCTGGACACAGCCCACTTGATATCGTGCTTATCACACCACATCCCATAGGTCGTCTTCGAGTTCCGTTGGATTTTGTTCTGCCTCATAAACAAAAGACGAATATCCTTGTCCGGGTTTTGCTCAATCACGAGCTTCATCTTCTTACGATCCGCAGCAGTGAAGTTACCCTTCGCCTCAACGAAGATCGTAGTACCAACTTCTGTCTGAACAATGAAGTCTGGAGTGTAGAGGTGCTTGGACTCGGGTACAATGTACGGAAGCTTCTCTGACTCGTACTTAAACTCGATGCCTCGACTCTCAAGAGACTTCTTGACCTTGACCTCGAAGCCACTCCGGTATCGCTCTCGCTTTGGGACGGTGCCCTTGGTGATCCGCTTAGGTTTCATTCGGAGGAGTCCATCCTAGCTCGATAAGTTTTGCTCGGATCATCTTGTCTTTCATACGGATGTGTGTGACCATCGTATCGTTAAAAACCCTGTCCACTAGAGTGATAACTTCTTCTTGCGGATCGTAGTCCAGCCCGATGAACGTAGTTAGGGTTTCTGGTTTTGAGGTGTCATTCATTCGGGATGCACCTCGTCAAAATCCCCTTGGTTGATAGCCACCCGGAGCTTCTCGTACTCCACTCGGACATCAGCCGGAAGCAT